GTGACTCTATCATATTGTCAATATCAATAGTTAAATCTTTCCAACCCTCCATTCCCATCATGGAAAATCGGTCTTCGTAATACTTTTGTAGCTCTGGGGTCATTGATTTACCTCATCAGCAGGAGTTGGTTGGTTGCCCTCTGCAAGCCATGCAAGGTAGGCTTGGTAGTCGGTGTTGGCGGGGTCGAATGGAATCCATGCTCCATCTGATATGCGAATCACACTTTCAGTTTGGGTTAACTTGTACATTTCATAATTCCGCATCTGCTGTTACAACAATTGATGTTGACTGAAGAAAATAACGATAGGTCGTACTTAAAGATGTAAAGCCAGATTTACGGACATTTACACCTTGTGTGCTAGTTCCATTAAAAGAATATGATCCACCAGATGCCGTATATGCTGTTGAAAAATTACTAACAACTAAAGCAGTTAGAACACCTGTCATGGTTGGAGTTGCTCTCATTTCAACAGGGAATGGAGTTGCAAAAAACATATCAGTAGTTGTTGTGCCAACTACATCAGCAAACTGTCCACTTCCTCTTACTGGATAATAATACCTCTGACACAAAGCCAACTCAGTCCCATAAGGTCTGTAATCAAAGCTCGTTGCTGTTGAGCCTTTTTCGAGCTGTACGCCTGTGATGTAGAAAGTAGCACCGTTTGTTCCGACTATAGATGTTGCGCCTGTGGGGGCGTAGTAAGCAGATGCAGTCCATGAGCCAGCAGTTCCACTATAAGTAGAACCTGTCCCCATTGAAAATAGTAACTGAATTCCTGCTCCGTTGGTGGAATTCCATGTGCCTATAGTTGACCCTACGATGGTTACAGTTTTTTGTTCCCAAGTATTTGCCGCAGATATGGTGTATGAAAATGGATAAAGCGCACCGCCAGCCGCACCCTCAACCACGCTCCCACCAAAAGTTCCTGTAAGCGAACTACGCACCCAAAAAGACAGCGTAACTGTTACGGCAGAAGCTGTACCCCAAGCCAAATCCGCTATGTTGTAGCCCTCAATAAATTGCTGAATAGCAATGATGTCAGTAGCCGCAACAGAGTATGCGGAAGTAGATGTGATGCCTAGATAGTATTTATATCCCGCTGGCGGTGTAACAGAACCAACATTTTGCTGAACATTGAATCTTGCCGACCCAGAATTATTTTGCACTTTCCAGCGGTCAAGCGTATAGACCCCAGTAGTTCCGCTAACACTCGCCCCAGCATTTCTCTGGTCAATCACCATTGCACCATTGATGATGCGGTTCTTGAAGCCATTGATGCCAACAGTACCAGTAATCGCATTTACATAGGCAGTTGTAGCAACCTTGGTGCTGTTATCTCCAGCGGTTTGCGTAGTTGCCACTACTCCAGAATTAATAGTTGTTGTAACTGTTGCCGCACTACCTGTAGTGTTCTGATTCAATGTAGGCACATCAGCCGCTTGAATCGTATTCATCACCACATTAGTGCCATTACCACGCAAATATGAACCGCTAGTAACTGCACCAGCAAAAGCATTCATTGCTAATTGCGCTGTTGTCTGTCCAGAACCACCATTAGCAATTGCTACAGTACCAGTAACATTAGATGCCGTACCAGTTGTATTCTGGTTCAAAGTTGGAATATCAGCGGCAACAATTGCCCTGAATGTAGGAACTCCAGCAGTTCCATTAGGTGCGGCTAAAACATAGTTTGCAGTCTTAGACGCATAAGGATTTTGGGTATCGCCATAACTTGCCGCCAAGCTGATTGCAGGAGTAGCCCCACCACTGGATGCAACTGGAGAAGTTCCTGTTACAGATGTAACTCCTGTATTTGAAATGGTAATAGAACCAGCACCATTGCTGACAGAAATGCCTGTTCCAGCGGTTAAGTTAGCTTTCTCCCACAATGAAGTGGAAGTGTTATATATTAAGGTTTGACCATTGCTAGGAGATTGAGCAGACACATTGTGCAACTCATCCATCTCATAGCCATTTTGCACTTTGACAAACAATTTACCTTGTGTTGCATGGGCGTGTTCAACAACCGCCACATAAACCAGATGGGTAGGTGCATAAGGTTTGGTTGCTGTCAACGCACCAGCAGTAGAACCACTCAAATACAGTTGTGCGCCATCTGTATATGCAGATGTGTCAATATTGGTAATTAAACCAATGACTGTTACATAGCCATTTGAATTATTAGCTAAGTCAGCAGTCATCAAGCCCAATGTTTGAGCAGAAGTGGCATCACTATTAGCTTGTGCTTTAGAGACTGTAGGATTCTGACCAGTTGCACCACTAATATAAACAGCAGTACCTTTAGTTAATGTTGCCCCTGTTGTATTGCGAACCAAACAAATTACATTGGTTGTGGATGCCGAAACAGCAACACTCAAATCAGCAGTTGAACCAGTGGTAGTAACTGTGACACTACCATCAGTTGAAGTAATTGACTGTAATGTATCTGATTGGTCAATCTTCTGCCAAACTGAACCATTGAACATCAGCCAATCGCCAATCTGCCAATCAGTAATGCCGTTTAGATTGGTAGAACCAGCGGTTGCGACAATGTAATAGTAGCCATTTGTGCCAACACTGCTTGTCAATGTGGGGCTATTGGTAGAAGCGTTCCATGTACCCTGATAACTGAGTCCACCAGCAACAGATGCCCAAGAAGTGCTTGTTCCATTGGTAGTTAAGAACTTTCCTGAGTTCCCTGTCTGGCTAGGAATCAGTGTATTGATCTGGGTTTGGAGTGAATCTAGAGTATCAAGTACAGACTGAGAAGTGCCGCCACCATTAGTAATGACTTTGATGCGTTCTGCAAGATCAGGAGCAACAACCTCACCAACATTGAGTTCAACACCAGAAGACAGTGTAATAACGAGTGAACCATCAAAATCAATACGAGCAGAGGTAACAGAAACACCATCAACCCCATCCACTCCATCACGCCCATCTCGACCAGCGTCACCCTTATCACCCTTTGCGCCATCTCTACCTGACTTTCCATCTTTGCCATCTCGACCATCCTTGCCGTTGATACCATCACGACCATCTTTGATAGAAGCAACACGCTTCTCAATGGCATTACCAATATCGTCATAACGAGAACGAATATCAGACTCAATCTTCTTGAGGGCTTGGACAACTAAGTCAACATTCTCACCAATCTTGCGCTTTTGAACCTCTTTGGCTTGTGCAACAGATTGACGCACTGAATCCAAAACAGCCATCTGCTGTTCTGGAGTCATATTCTTGAGAATTAACTCTTTGGCTAGGTTTTCTACATCCATTATTCAGTACCAGTTTGAGCAGAACTCAACTGCTTGGTCAATTGGTTGAGGAAATCTTCTTCCATGCCTGAAATCTTGTTGTTTTTCTCTGCCATTTGCAGTTCAACAATCTTAGACTTGTTTTTGATGTCTGCTTCTTTCAACATCAATTCGGCAATCTTAACTCTCTTGTCAAATTCTTTGGAAGCTAAATCATCCTGATTCGGAAGATTTTTTGTCAGTGCAGAAGCCGTTTTTGCCTGTACTTCTTGAGGCATTAACTGAGCCTCAACCATCAATTTCTGCGCTTCAGCCCTATTTTGCTCTGCCGCAGTAGTATTTACAGCAATCTGAGCCTGTGCCGCTTGCAACGCCAACTGTTGTTGAGCCTGTTGCATTTGCTGTTGCTCAGGATTTGGTTGCATCATCTCATCCAACTTGGCAATCAACTCCATTCTGTTGCTCAAACTGGAGTTTGAAACGATTCCCTTGAGGATAATCGGCAAAACAGGAGTCTCAGCACCCAAAGTCTGCAACAAACCAATGAATTGCTGTTGCTCATACTCTCTAGCAATGATGCCAAGAGTCGCAGTAGGCACAAAATTCATGTCAACAGAGGGATAACGCTCTGGATCAAACTGCATGAACCTGAAAGCCGCCTTTCTGATGAATGGAATCAAGAAATCTTCTTGGAAATTCACCAAAGTACGCTTGTATTTCTTGATGATGGAGGCTACTGCCATCGACATACCACCACCATCCCTCGCAGATTGGCTAACCATGCCCTGAGAATCTAATGTTCCAGTGGCTTGAAGCAACATACGCTCAAATTCTTTGGCAGTAGCTAGGTTGTTGGGGTCACTTTGACCAAACTTGAATGGATAAAGAATCTCACTTGGTGCGCCATTAGTAAGAATGGCTTTTCCGGGCTTTATTTCAAACTTCATACCCCTTGGGAGACGAGTTGCATCCATTGCAATCATGGGAGAAGTGGTCAATGCCAGTGAATCCAAGTGGCTACGAGTCTGTGCATCAATGGCTTTTTGCATATTGAATGCTTTTTCCACTGTTCCACGACCCAACAAACGATTAGGAATCGTATCGTCTTGATAAGACAGAACTGGTCTGTCTTTCATCATGTATGGGTTTTCCTCAGCCTTGAGCAACAAACCATCATTGGCAATCACAATAATGGCTTCCACCATGTCGGTGTATTCTTCAGCCGCAGAATTCTCAGGAAATAGCTCAACTATGTCCTTGTTCTCTTTCATGTTGTTGAGGTACTCTCTAGGCACAAGACCATAATAGGTCAGCAACAGTACCTTTTCATCCTGATATTGAGACACCTCTTGGGTAGGCTCAAGGTCAGTGTCTTCATAGGTAGGCGTAATGTCAACCTTGCGATAGATGCCCTTTTCGATACCCGCCACAATCTTGTGGATAGAGACATACTTCTCAATAGCCACGCCCATGCAGTCATCAATTGATGTGCCGTTAGGGTCAAACAAGAAATTCTTAGGGTTGACAGGCATGATCTTGACAGCAATCCTGTCTCTTTCAATCACGCCAATTGCCGCCTGACCTTGCTGATTCGGGATAGGCTGAGTCGCAGGGATGAACTCTTTCTCAGTCTTGACAACAATCTCGCCAATGCCTGTGCCATAAATCTCAGCCATCAACTCA